CAGAGAATTGCCCGCACCCGAGAAGCGAAAACGAATAAAATAGAGTCTTGAGTGGCGGGGCTTTCCAATACTTTCAGACGGGGACGCTCACCTGTCAAAAAGCCCAAATGCCAGACCGGCGTCACCCGCATGAGAACTCATGACGCTGAGAGGTCAAGCACCGGAAGGCCGTAAGTTGTAAGGTGCAAATTTGGGAACGAGCAATACAAGGGAGAACCATGGCACTGACACCAAAACAGGAGAAGTTTGCGCAATGCGTGGCCGACGGCATGACGCAGGCTGACGCATACCGGACTGCGTTCAATGTCAGCCCAGACAGCAAGATCCAAACGGCCATCAAACGGGCGAGCGAGCTTATGCTTGACGGGGACATCTCGGGTAGAGTTGCCGAATTGAGGGAGAAGCTGACGCAAAAGGCCCTTTGGACGCGAGAAATGAGCGTTCAGGCGCTTTTAACAGCCTACCAAGAGGGCAATGCCTCGGTGAAGGTTTCTGCAGTCAAAGAGCTTAATGCGATGCACGGATTCAATGCGCCGAAAAAGGTGGATGTCACAAATAGCGATGGGTCAATGTCGGGGGCAATCATGGGAGATGCCGTGCTGGCCGCTCTGTCACGCAAACACTCAGAATGACACCTGAGCAAATTGCAGATTGCAGGAGCGACCTGCTGACGTTCACAAAAGCCATGTTCAAGGCTAGAAAGGGAATGCCGCTTAAGGAAAACTGGCACCAGGCCGCAATCTGCAACGCCTTAGAGCGCGTGGTCTTGGGAAAATCAAGGCGACTCATCATCAACGTGCCGCCTCGATCCGGAAAAACCGAGTTGGCCGTTATCAACTTCATCGCCTGGTGCATGGGCAATTGGCCGGATTCCGAATTCATCCACGCCAGCTACTCCAAGCGCCTGGCGACGAACAACACATTCAACGCCCGCGCGGTGATGCAGCATGAGGTGTTTGCCGAGATTTTCGGCCCGCCTCAGATGCGCGGCGACTCCAACGCCAAGGACGAATTCAGGACAGAGCAAGGCGGCGTGGTGTACGCCACCGGCAACGACGGCACGATCACCGGCTACGGCGCTGGCAAGATGCGCGACAGCTTTGGCGGCGCCATCCTGATCGACGATCCGCACAAGGCGGGCGAGGCCAACAGCCCAATCATGCGGCAAAACGTCATTGATTGGTTTTCCACCACCATGGAAAGCCGGAAGAACAGCCCCGAGACGCCGATCATCATCATCATGCAGCGCCTGCACGAAAAAGACCTCAGCGGCTTTTTGCTAGGCGGCGGCAATGGCGAGGCGTGGGATCACGTCAACATCCCGGCCATCGAGGACGACCGCTCATTTTGGCCCGAGCAATTCCCCCTGGACGACCTGCGCCGGATGGAAAGCACGGACGCCTACCGATTTGCAGGCCAATACATGCAGAACCCAGCCCCCATCGGTGGCGGCATCTTCAAAGACGAGTGGTGGCGTTATTACCAGGTCGCCCCCGCGTTGGAATACCGCACCATCTACGCCGACACGGCCATGAAGACCAAAGAACAGAACGACTATTCGGTTTTTGAGTGCTGGGGCAAGACCAAAGAAGGCAAGGCGGTGATGCTGGACATGGTGCGCGGCAAATGGGAGGCGCCCGAGCTTTTGATCCAAGCCCGCGCCTTTTGGGCAAAGCACCGCGCCATGGAAAACGGCACACTGCGGGCCATGAAGGTCGAGGACAAGGCATCCGGCACAGGGCTAATTCAGACCCTCAAGCGCGAGGGCGTGCCCGTGATCCCGATCCAGCGCAACACCGACAAAGTGACCCGCGCCATGGACGTCGCCCCGCAGATCCAGGCCGGGAATGTGCTGCTGCCCCAGGCCGCGCCATGGCTATCCGACCTGCTTGCCGAGGCGAGCGTATTCCCCAACGGCGCTCACGACGACCAGCTTGACCCGATGATGGACGCCATCTCAGACATGCTCAACCCGCAGGCCAAGCGTGACATCGTTATGGAATTTCTGTAATCTGCCCTAAAATCCCGCAAACCTGACCACACCTCTGGAGGCCACCATGCCCGCAATCGACACTCAAGCGCAACGAGGCGATGCCGCCGAACTGCCCGCCAAGCGCCTTCGCGCCATCACCCCCCACAATACTAACGAGCTTGATTTCGTGCCCAAGGCGCTTTTCGTTGGCGTTGGCGGCACCATTTCGCTGATCGCCCAAGAGGACACGGTCGCCGTGAGCCTGACCGTGCTGTCTGGCGCAATTATCCCCGTGCGTGCCAAGATCGTTCAGGCCACCGGCACTACGGCCACTGGCATCGTGGCGATGATCTGACATGGCGACGATCAAAGTCAGCGAGCTTGCAACAGCCGCAGAACTGACCGGCAACGAGTTGGTGATGGTGGTGCAGGGCGGCGTGTCCGTCAAAGTGCCTGCCGTCAAATTCATGCCCCTGACGGCGGTCGTCAACCTGACCGGCTCGCAGATCAACAAAGGCCAAGTCGTCTACGTCACCGGCTCGCAAGGCACGCGCATGACCGTGGCGCTGGCATTGGCTAACGCTGACTCCACATCGGCCACCATCCTGGGTGTGGCGTTGACCAACATCGCCAATAATGGCGAAGGCTTCATCGCCACCAGTGGCCTGGAAGTGACTGGGATCAGCACGAGCGGCTATTTGGACGGCGACATCCTCTGGCTGTCCCCCACTGTGCCCGGCGGCCTGACCAAAACCAAGCCCACCGCACCGAATCACCTGGTGATGGTTGGCTACGTGGTCAAAGGCGGCACAAGCGGCGGCGGCATCATCCACATTCACACCCAAAACGGGTACGAGTTGGATGAATTGCACGACGTGCGCATCACCTCGGTAGCCGCAAAGCAGATCCTCAAGCGCAACGAGGCCAACACCTACTGGGAAAACTCCAGCGTCTTGCCACTGCCCAACACCACACCGCCAGCAACGCCAACGGGCGGCGGCATTTTGTACGTCGAAAGCGGCGCACTTAAGTTCAAAGGCTCAAGCGGCACGGTCACTGTCGTCGCTCCAGCATAAGGAAAAATATGATTGGCTTTGGCTTTTCCGTCTTCACGCAGGCGATTCTTGGCGCTGGTGGTTTTGCCAAAGGTGCTAGTCTTGCACTGGACTTCACGTCTGGCGTGCTGGACAGCCGCATCACCTTCACGCGCAGCACTACCGCCACCCGCACCAATTCATCCGGTGCACTGGAAACTGTGGCCATCAACGGCCCACGGTTTGACTACGACCCTGTGACGCTGGCTCCCAAGGGCTTGCTGATTGAGGAGCAGCGGACAAATACCATTCGCAACAACACGATGGTTGGTGCTGTTGCTGGGACGCCTGGGACGTTGCCGACGAACTGGGCTTTTGTTGCAGGAACCACAGGAATCAGTAGTCAAGTTATTGGCGCTGGCGTTGATAATGGGATCAGCTATGTGGACATTCGGTATTCTGGGACCGCTGCTACTACATCCAGCTTTTCTCAGCGGTTTGAGGCAAGTAATTCGGTAGCGGCCTTGACAGGACAGACTTGGTCAAGCTCTGTGTGGTTGAAAATGCAAGCTGGATCTTTGTCCGGCATCAGTGCTGTCAACCACCAATATACTGAAAACAACAATTTAGGAGTTTTTGTAACTAGTGGTTCCGTGATTGTCCCTGTCACAGCGTCACTTGAAAGAACACAGACAGCAAGAACGCTTTCAGGCGGCGCGACCGTGGCGTTTGTAGCTACTGGCGTAAGCGTGACTGTGACCAGTGGCGCAGCAGTTGACATCACCCTGCGCATTGGCATGCCGCAGCTTGAGCAAGGTGCTTTTGCAACAAGCGTGATCCCCACAGCATCCTCCCAAGTCACTCGGGCTGCTGATGCGGCCGTGATGACGGGAGCAAACTTTTCAAGCTGGTACAACCAGACTGAGGGGACGTTGTTTGGTGAATTCTTGGTGCCGCCAAACCTTGCAAACTTCCCCAACACAATTGGTGCTGTAAGCG